GATACGAATGGTAATGGAGACGATGTATTCAAAGCTGCTAATATTCAAACAATTGACCGCAGCTACGAGCGTCATGGCTATGATACGCCTGACGATAAAAACATCTACGATTATCATAACGATGACGTCCTAGACGCTCTACTGAAAACTAGAGCTGCTATTAAAGGTATGTGTATGTCTCAGTGGCAGCAAACACAGGATGTAGGATAATGGCATCGTATAAGTTTCTACGTGAAGAAATTGAGAATCCAACTAACCTCGTTGTTGAAAACACAATGCAAGGTAAGAAGCACTACATTGAAGGTCCTTTCATGCAATTGGAAGTGCCCAACAAGAATAAGCGCTTCTACCCACAGTCTGTAGTTGTTCCTGAAATTGAACGTTACATTAACGAACAAGTAGCTACTAAGCGTGCTTGGGGTGAACTGGGCCACCCAAATGGTCCACAAATCAACCTACACTTAGTATCACATATCATCACAGAATTAAATATTGATAAGAACACTGTGTATGGTAGAGCTATGCTTACCAATACTCCAATGGGCGATATTGCTAGAGGTCTTGCGGAAGCTGGATCGCTAGGCGTTAGCTCACGTGGATTAGGCTCAATGAGCGCACACAAGTCCTTAAAGGGTATTCAAGAAGTAAACGTATATCGTATTGCTACAGCAGCCGATATTGTTAACGATCCATCAGCACCTGGAGCTTATGTTACAGCTATGATGGAAGGCGCTGATTGGGTTATGGATCCGATAAGCGGCAACTGGGTTATGCAAGAAATGGTTGAGAACACCATTAAAGAATTCAAGAAAAAGAAGTTTTCACAGATTGATGAAGCAGAAATGCTAAAAGCTTTCGAAAAATTCATGACCGGGGTCGCCGGGTTTACTAAATAACAATACACAGAATTAAAGGAGTGTGAAGTGCCTCTTAAGAACGATACCTTGGTGAGTGAAGACATCATCCCTGCTGACACAAGTAATGACGCGAATGGTAAAGGTTCGCAAGTTCCTAGCCCAGTAGATACCGGTGATGCTCATGCAAACCGTGGAGCAGATAAGACAGACGAAACTGATGCAGCTATTGCTGACGTACGTGGTACAGATGTATCTCGTGCATCAATGATTGTAGCAATCATTCAGCAGCTAGTTGGCCTCGATGGCACTGATCTGAGCCAGATCTACACTAGTACATCACTAACGCAAGATGTAACAGCACCTGGTGCTGCAGCAGCCCCAATTGGTGCAAACCAATCAGGAAACCTAGCATCTATTGCAACCAAAGAAGAAATTGAAGACCTATTCGCTGGTCACGATCTTTCAGAAGAGTTTAAGGAAAAGGCATTAACCCTTTTCAACGCTGCTCTGTTCGCTCGCCTAACAGGTGAAAAAGAAGTCATCAAAGAAGAAGCGCAAGCACAAATCGATGAAACAGTAAACTCTGTTACTGATAAGTTGGTTGGTGAAATTGATCGCTACATGACCTTTGCTGCTGAATCAGTAATGACAGAAACAAAGGCGAACCTAGAAACAGTAACTCGCAACGAAAAAGCAGAAGGTTTTATTACCACTGTAATGGGTCTTGCGGAACAATATAAAATTGATTCGGATGCTGAAGTATCTTCGAAAGTGGCTGAGTTAGAAGCTCAACTAGCTGAAGCTGCAACAAAGCTGAATGAAGCTATAGAACGTGAAGTGACGCTTAACGAAGACCTTAAAGCTTTCCGCAAGTCGGAAGTTTTCAACGAGGTATCGGGTTCACTAACTGCTATACAGCGTGGCAAGTTCAAGACTCTCTCTGAGGGTATTGAATACGACACGCCAGAGAACTACCGTACTCGTCTGAACGTAATTAAGGAATCTGTAGTTGAAGCTGCAAAGCGCACAACAACTCCACCTACCCCTGCACTCGATATCGTGAGTGAATCGGTCGATGGTGTTCCTGCAATAACTGACGATGTACACGTTAAGACAGTATCCAAGGACCCACTAATGGCTGGTGTCATTGGCGTTCTGTCGAGACAAAAGTAAACCCAACACCGAAAACACCGAATTGCTATATAAAAGAGAGCCAAGAGGCAAAGGAGATACAAATGTTACTAGTTGAAGATCTAGTTAATAAGTGGGGCGACGTGCTAGACTATCAAGCACCTGGCCTCGAAACAATCAAGGATAACTACAAGCGTCACGTAACGGCGCAGTTGCTTGAGAACACCGTGTCAGACGTTGAGACCCACTCACGTTATCAGAACACCGGTTTGATCTCTGAAGCTGCTCCAACCAACCATACCGGTTCGTCAATTCAGAACTTCGACCCAGTGCTAGTTGCACTAGTTCGTCGTGCGATGCCAAACCTTATTGCGTACGACATCTGCGGCGTTCAGCCAATGACAGGACCAACTGGTCTTATCTTCGCAATGCGTTCACGCTACACCAGCCAAACTGGCACTGAAGCATTCTACGGTGAAGCCAACACTGGTTTCTCAACTGTAGTTGCTGGTAACACCACTCCAGGTCAAGCTGCAAACAACGTAGGTACCGTTCCAACTGGTAACTCGTCAACGTACAACTACGGTGGTGGTATGTCAACCATCCAAGCAGAAGCACTAGGTACATCAGGTAACACTGCATGGCCAGAAATGGGCTTCAGCATTGAGAAGGTTACCGTTACTGCTCAGAGCCGTGCATTGAAGGCTGAATACAGCATTGAACTTGCACAAGACTTGAAGGCAATCCACGGTCTTGACGCTGAGTCAGAACTAGCATCGATCCTATCGACTGAAGTTCTAGCTGAAATCAACCGTGAAGTTGTTCGTACAATCTACTTGACAGCTGTTGCTGGTGCGCAAGACAACACTGCTACTGCAGGTACTTTCGACCTAGACGTTGACTCAAACGGTCGTTGGTTGGTTGAAAAGTTCAAGGGTCTAATGTACCAACTAGAACGCGACGCTAACCAAATCTCGAAGGACACCCGTCGTGGTAAGGGTAACATCCTAGTCTGTTCTTCTGATGTTGCATCAGCTCTACAGATGGCAGGTGTTCTAGACTACACACCAGCACTTCAAGCAAACCAAATGAACATCGACGACACAGGTAACACCTTCGTTGGTATTCTAAACGGCCGCTTCCGCGTTTACATCGATCCTTATTCGACTTCACAGTACTACGTGATGGGTTATAAGGGCGTGAATCCAATGGACGCTGGTTTGTTCTACTGCCCATACGTACCACTACAAATGGTTCGTGCAGTTGATCCTAACTCGTTCCAACCAAAGATTGGTTTCAAGACTCGTTACGGAATGGTTGCAAACCCATACGCAGAAGGTCTAACCGCTGGTCTTGGTGCAATTACTCAAAACAGCAACAAGTACTATCGTCGGGTTTCTATCTCGAACCTAATGTAAGCCTTGAATATAACAAGACTACAAAACAAACTAGAGGGGCTCCCAAGCCCCTCTTTTTTTGTCTGTATATTCAAGCAGTTACAGTGAGTAAAATAGTAGTTTTGCGCATTCGTGTAATCTGATGCATTTGACTACTTTTCTATGAAACAACGCAAGACCAGATGTTGACTAACCGCCATAAATATCAGATAATAGCAAACTAGGAATATTCAAATGACTACTTGTGTTTTTAACCCAGCACTTCAGAATGCTGCTAAGATAAAGTTCGCTAAATTTCCAGAAGTAGAGTTTGCGGTACAGTCTTTTAACTTCCCTGGTGTCAACGGTCTATATCCTAAACAACCATTTCAAACGCAAACTATACACATGGGTCCAACGGGGATCGAATACAATCCTCTAGTGGTGAACTTCATAGTAGATTCTGGAATGGAAAACTATATGTCCATCGTGAAGTGGATTCAACAATCAATCACGATGGAACACAGAGAAATATTCTCAGACGCATCTGTTGTGTTTTTGAATGCTTTAAAACAACCAACTGTTACAGCAACGATCAGAGATGTAATGCCTGTAGCGATAGATGATTTACAATACCAAATAGCTACTACTGATCCAACGCCAATTATGGCAACAGCCACATTTGCATACACCAATTACAAATTTGAGTAAAGAATGAGTTATACAACAGAGAGCATCTTAGAAGAGTGGAAGTCGGATGCTAAAATAGATCGTATCCAACTTGGAGATGCGGCCTTAAGAACAGGTGAACTACACTCTAAGTATATGATGATCTTCTATGAAGAACGCCTTAAGTTAATGCGCTTGATGGATAAGCAGAAGAAACTAAAGAAGCTTCGTTTTGAATACTGGGATGGTAAGCTATCTAAAGAAGAGTTGGATTTCAACAAGTGGGATCCCCAGCCCCTTAAAATACTAAAACAAGACCTACCAATGTATTTGGACGCTGATGAAGTAATGTCAGAAGTTAACTTACGGGTAGGAGTACAAACTGAAAAAGTAAACATTCTCGAGAGTATCATTAAGTATATTGACCAGCGGATGGGTTTCGCTATCAAGACTTCTGTGGACTGGGAGAAGTTCCAAGCAGGTGGATAATGTCTTATTCCGAAACCATTACTGTAACACAACCTGATAATGTATTTATTAAGATCCATTGTTCTCAGGGTGTAGCTCAAGAAGTAGCTGAGCGATTCTCATTTATAGCACCTCATGCTAAACATGATAAACGATTTCGTCAGAAGATATGGGACGGTAAGATTCGTCTCTTTAACCTACGAACGAGATTAATGCATGCTGGGTTGTATGAACTAGTTGAAGAGTTTGCTTCCAAGAACGACAGCTGAAGAAGCAAGTTGTTCCAACTCCCGAACAACTTGCAATGTTCTTGAAGGCAGTAAAGCTACCAGAACATATTGTACCACATGATTATCAAATGACTGGTCTTTCGTTGGCAGCTGAATTGCGGAGAGCTCTATTATTGAGTCCAACGAGTTCTGGTAAAAGCTTAATGATCTATTTGATATGCCGTTGGTTCAACAAACGAACTCTTGTCGTTGTTCCTACCACAACCCTCGTTAAACAGTTAGCTACCGATTTTGCTGATTATGGCTACGGTGAACCTGTAAGCCAGATTCTAGCTGGTGCTTCGAAAGAACAACTAAACTTGTTCACAGTCAGTACGTGGCAGTCAATTTATTCAATGCCTGCAGAATGGTTACAACAGTTTGATGTTATCATTGGTGACGAAGCTCACGGATTCAAAGCTAACTCTCTAAAGCAGATAATGGAAAACGCAAGAGCTGAGGTTAGAATTGGTACCACAGGATCTTTAGATGACATGAAGGTTAACGAGCTAACTCTTCAAGGCTTGTTTGGTAAGATCCATAGGTTAGCAACAACTAAAGAGTTGATGGATCGAGGGTTAATTGCTAACCTAAACATACGATCGTATGAATTAGTTTATCCTG